TGGTTTGACCGGCTTAACTGGTTTGACCGGCTTAACCGGCTTAACCGGCTTAACCGGCTTAACCGGCTTGACAGGCTTGACAGGCTTGACAGGCTTGACAGGCTTGACAGGCTTGACAGGCTTGACAGGCTTAGTGGTCGTAGTCGGCTTGACAGGCTTGACAGGCTTGACAGGCTTGACAGGCTTAGTGGTCGTAGTCGGCTTGACAGGCTTGACCGGCTTGACAGGCTTGACAGGCTTGACAGGCTTGACAGGCTTAGTGGTCGTAGTCGGCTTGACAGGCTTGACAGGCTTGACAGGCTTGACAGGCTTGACAGGCTTAGTGGTCGTAGTCGGCTTGACAGGCTTGACAGGCTTGACAGGCTTGACAGGCTTAGTGGTCGTAGTCGGCTTGACAGGCTTGACCGGCTTGACAGGCTTGACAGGCTTGACAGGCTTGACAGGCTTAGTGGTCGTAGTCGGCTTGACAGGCTTGACAGGCTTGACAGGCTTAGTGGTCGTAGTCGGCTTGACAGGCTTGACAGGCTTGACAGGCTTGACAGGCTTAGTGGTCGTAGTCGGCTTAACCAGCTTAGTGGTCGTAGTCGGCTTGACAGGCTTGACAGGCTTGACAGGCTTAGTGGTCGTAGTCGGCTTGACAGGCTTGACAGGCTTAGTGGTCGTAGTCGGCTTGACAGGCTTAGTGGTCGTAGTCGGCTTAACCGGCTTAGTGGTCGTAGTCGGCTTGACAGGCTTAGTGGTCGTAGTCGGCTTGACAGGCTTAGGGCCACCACCGCCACCACCAGCTTTAGGGCCACCACCTTTAGGGCCAAACATCTTAGTAGGGGCACCGCCGCCAGCTCTAGGCGGGGCATACACCTTAGTAGGAGGGCCGCCGCTTGGCTTGTTTACTTTCTTTGCCATCTCTACCTCTTAGCAGATTTTGCCTTTGGTCTTGCCTTTGTGGGCTACGCCGTCAACTGAGCCACCTTTGGCATATCCTTTACAGGAGCCACCAGACTTCATGCCCGCCTTCATACCACCCATACCCGGAATGTTTTTCAGGTTGCCTGAGCGAGCGGAGCCTACACTCATATCCCCCATACCGGGGGCCATTGGGCGCTTCTTTTTGATAGCGACTTTAGCGCTTTCCTTGTTCTTAATCATATTCTTCTTCATCTTGTTGCCTCTGGCGTGTTCTTGGATGTTGGAAATACCACGGGATGCGCGGGTCATTATTTGTCCACCTTGCTTTCTAACTTGTCCATTATTCGGTTGAACATGCCTTTGATTTCGGCAATCTCAACACGGTAGTCGTCTTTCCTTACGTAGCTTTCGTGGAGCGTCTGGTTGGTCTCTTTGATGTCTCTTTGAAGCTCTTTAATGGCATCCCAGACCATCTTGAACAACCAACCAAACAGTGCCCCGACTAGGGCGATTACTGCATCAACTATGATCTGTGGCTCTGTCATAACCGTCAGGCGTAGAAAATAGTGACGCTCACCACGTTGGTTAAAACTACATACACGCCGTTCTGAAACAGAACGCCTTCGCCCGGTATGGGGATGTATGCGTCGTTGAGTACACCTGCGGTGTTCAAAGTGATGTTGGTAAGCGAAGTACCCGTAGAAGCTGAATCGTAGAAAACAGCCGTACCTGCGGTGGCTCCGTGGCTTATCCAAATCCCTTTGACCCGGCAGCGTGTAGCTACTAGATTGACGGTGGACGTAGTGCTAGCTGATAAAACATCAGTTTGCATGGCTATCTCCTACTTATGCAGAGGGAGGAACCTGTGCGCCATCAGACAGATGCTGTACGTATACAACAGTGATGAACCCTGCACCTGCAGTCGCAGTCGTGCCAGCCATAGTCACCGTTACCGTCACATCAGTCGTACCGATATTGGACATAGCAGTAATCTGAGCAGCGGTAGGAGTGTTGGTCTGACGACCCGCAGCGGGGGTGGTGATTGCCGTTACGTATTTATTAACAGTGGTGCCATCGCCAACAGCCAGCGTAGCGCTAGTGGTGAACGTCGTGGTAACGTCGATGTAGAAGTTGAGAATCTGTGCACCAGCCGGAAGAATGAACGGGGTGCTGGTAGTAAGACCAAGAGCGGCAGTCTGAGAAAGAACAATGCAGCCAGTGTTTACACCCGGAGCGTCTTTAACAGTACCGCAACGAACAGGGCCAGAGAATGTAGCGAATGCCATATTTGTATCCTTGCACTTGCGCCTATCGTTGTGTGCGAATCTGCCGGGGCAGTCGATTAGGCAAAAAATAAATCCCCGGATTTAACTCTCTTATACTAGGGTTTTTAGCACATGTCAACAAAAAGAAAGGGGCCGAAGCCCCTTTCCCTAATCACCTAATCTTCCCTTTTGTGCGACCGCGCTGAGCGCGACCATCGCAACAACTTTTGACAGAACCGCCCTTTTTGAAGCTACGAGACAAAGCGGTAGTTTTCTCTTTCATTTTGCCTGTTTTTTCTGCCATGTCGGAAATAGCGGACTTCATTTTGCTCGCAGAAGCTTTTAGCTCAGACATGAACTTATCTTCTGCGGCACTAGCCCGCTTACTACTTACCTGACGGCGTACAGGCTTAGTGGAAGTAGATGCCGAGGCTCTCGCAGAGGGTTTCTCAGCGGCCTTCCTAGGCGTGCTGGCAGTAGGTTTTGCTGGTGAAGACGAAGACGAAGATGAAGATGATGCGGCGGAAGCTTTTGGGGATGAAGATGCTGAGGCGGGCGCAGAATCTCTGTACTTTTTTAACTGAGATGAGTAATCATTGCTTGATGTATCTCGCTCCTTAGCCTTTTCCTTTGCTTTCAGCCCTTCCCCCGGATAGTATTGAGGCTTGTCCGACCCTGCCCCAACATCAGAACTGTAGGCCATAAGCCCCAGCCCGCCAAGAGTGCGAGATGCCGCTCTTCCTATACGGGACGCCCCAGAGCCAGCGGGCTTTTCCGACGTTGCACGAGCCTGCCTAGAAATTTTGGTGCGGTCTATGTTTTCTCCAGCCCCAGAGCCAATCACTTTTTCCTGCCCTATCCGAGTCCGTCTGAGGTCAACATCTATGCTAGGACGCCCCGGACGGGCTACATCAGAGCTACCTCTGCGTGCAAGGTCTTTGCCTGTAGCTTTCGCCGCATCGCCAGTGGTTCTTACACCGTACCTGCCCCTAGGTACAAGCGCTTTGCCGGGAGATTTCTTCGCATCGCCAGTGGTTGTTACATCGGAGCTAGCCCTGCGTACAAGTGCTTTGCCGGGAGATTTCTTCGCATCGCCAGTGGTTGTTACATCGTACCTGCCCCTAGGCACAAGGGCTTTGCCGGGAGTTTTCTTAGCATCGTCTAGGGGTTTGAAAGACACAGCGCGGCCTCTAGGCCCAAGCCCCCTACCAGAAGTTTTCTTAGTTCTTCCCGTGGCTTTTACGCTTTCCCCTTCAGCAAAGCACCGTTTTCCACCTCGGCTGGCTAATGTTTTTGCCATGTTGCCCTCATGTAAAATCTATAAAATAGGCCAAATTTAACACTCTTATACTAAGATTATTGGGGAGTGTCAACAGAAAAAAGAAAAGGGGCCGAATGGCCCCTTCGCTCGGCTGGGAAACTCCCAACCCTTTGCTTTTCAAGCTGTTATCAGCTTGATCCGGTAGAACCGAATACGCCGAGGTAGTCACTCCAACCGAAGCTATAACGCTCACGAGCCTTGTAGCGAGCATTGCCGGTATCGAAGTCTGCGTCCATTGAAGTTTTCAGCGGAGCGCGAACGAAGTGCTTCAGGCCGTTAGGAACGTCGGTCGTCAGGAACCAAGCATTCGGATCGGTCAGGAAGTGGTTGATCGTGAAGCCACCCGGAATTGCACCGTTGTTCTTCAGAGCGTTGACATCGTTATCGGTGGTGCCGACACGCAGTTCAGTTTCAAGCAAACGAGTAGCTACGAACTGCAATGCAGGAGGTAGGATCAGTTTCTTGGGCTTTGCTGCGATGAGCAGACCGCGTTCGTCAGTCCAGAGGGAAATCTGGATGACTGCATTCTCAAGCGAGGTTTCGTTGAGGTCAGCAGCGGTAGAAGGGATGTTGGAGATGGTTGCACCGTAGGTCAGCGGGTGCGCGTTACTGAACAGTTCTTTACCGTCACCACCTTTGTAGTTCGCGTTAAAGCCGTTGTTCAGAATGGATGCGCCTTTGATTTCCTTGGTGTAGGCCATCGCACGAGCAAGCGCTTTGGTGTAACGAGCAGACAGTGAGTCGTACAGGTTATCCTCAATAGCTTCTTCGGTGAGGGAGAAGCCCAGAGCGATAGTCTCGTGGGTGTATCGGGTAGACCATGCTTCCTGAGCATTGTCGTATGCGATAGCGGAGCCTTCGTTCTTTACAGGAGCTGCGCCGAAACCGGACAGCTTCTGTTCTTCTTCAAAGGAACGCTCAGAACTTTCGGTCTCAAAGAGTTCCTTATATTCTTCGCCATAACGATCATACTCAAGGCCGAACAGGGCGTTCAGACCGGGGAGCAGTTCTTTAAGTAGTTGCGCGCGTGAAATAGCAGCCATTGATTATTACTCCTTAGATGCCAGTGGTCTGACGATAGAAATGGAACCCAGCATTGTAAGTAACAAGAATTTGCTGGCATGAACTATCAGACAGAGCGGTATCCCTTACCAAATCAACAATACGCAGTGGCAGAGTGTTGGTGGTGGCTGCTGAAGCAAAGTTAGCAGAAACCGTACTGTTGCCAGTGGTGGTATTGACCAGAGTAGCAGGCTGGTAGTAACCGATGTTTTCACCAACATTAGCCTGAGTCGCGCCACCAGTGGTGTACAGGACGCCAGAAGCATCGGTGATGGTGATCTTAAAGATCGCATCGGGGTCTTCACAAACAAATGCCATAGCATCCGTAGAAGCCGTACCAGAGGGCCAATACTGAGAATCCAAAGTGTACTTCAGACCCGTAGACTGGGAATACTGGCAGCCGAGGAAGATACCAATCGGCTTTGCAGCGAAGGTAGCTTTAGCGCCAGAAGAAGTATCAACACGAACAATCGTGCCGTCAGTGGTGTAGGCAACCAAATCGCCATAACCGATGTTCTGAGCGTACCCAGAAGCAATCGGAATCTGCCGGATACCGGCGTTGTATACACGACCACCAATAAGGTTTACAGGAAGGAAACCTTGGGGGGCCATATTTGCAGGATATGCCATATAGAACTCCTAAATTTTAATACGGCCCCAGATTTATCAGGAACCGCGACCAAAAGAGACTTTAGATGATTTCTCAGAGAAGAGAGGCATCCGTGGATCATTTTCGCGGAGGAAGTTGTTATCAACAGACTCCATCGCCGCTTGAGCTAAATTGCCGTAGTAACCTTTGCGTCCTTCAGAATTTTCCGTAGTGGTTTTGCAGAGGACGAGTCCACCAATTTCAATAAGCCCTGTACCTTGCAAGCCAAAGGCTAGGAAGTCGGAGGCCATTTCTGGATGATCTTCCATCTGGCAAGGAACCCAGCCCTCGCGCCTAGCGCGGGCCATATTAGCCGGATCAGGCTGACCCATAATAGAAACACGCTTCCAGTGGAAGACGTACCCATCTTGCGCTTCCGGCACGGGCAGGTCGTGCGCGGGCTTCCAAGATACGGCGCGGGCTTCTTTCTCGCGGGTTTCTACTGAACGGTTTGTTCTACCAGTGGTGTTAGCCATTTATGGTTGCTCCTTTAAGCTTGTATTGCGCGTATAGCTCTGGGGTTAACCCTAAGCGCTTAGCGATTGCTACCTCTGATGCCGACAATGTGACTTTTTTTGGTGCGGAGGTTCTACCTACCGATGCCACAGGCGACGACTTCTTAGGCCGCTCGAAGTTTTTTGGGAAAATTTCCCGGAGGCGGGAGTCTACTTTTTGATAATACTCATCAGAAGTAGGGTCTACACCGGATTTGACTAATTTCTCGTGCAGTCCGTAAGCGAAGGCAGTCATCTCTTCATCTTTACCAAACCAAGGGTTCCTACTCGCCCAATCCTCGGCTTTATAGTCCCTAGCAGGTGCTTGCGGTACTGGTTGTGGATTACTGTATACAGCATTATCTTCCTGTTGTAAAGAATAATCTTGCTGCGGTTCTGGTATAGGCGGAGTCATGGTAGACAGCCGCTGCTTTTGGAAGGCTAGCTCATAGAGTTCATTCTGCGCTTCTAGTACGCCGTCAGTATCTCCAGTCTCGAAAGCCTTACGATACTTGTCCTGTGCTAGTTGCTGCTGATAGTTTAGCCTACCCTCAGCTTCCTTCGTATACTCCTGATGCCCCCAAGATAGCGTCTGCTCTAGCTCTTGAACGCGGCTCTGGAATGACTGCGCGATGCGAATAGCTTCTGCGTGCTCTCTAGCCAGCCTTTCTTTTTCGCGCCGCTCATCATGATACTTATGGTTGATCTGATTGATGCGTTTCTGCACCTTCTCAGAATAGTTGTCCATCTCCTCTTCCTGCTCCGCGCCTTCAGCAAGCTTAGTGCGGCCTTGGTCTTCTTCGGGAGTGTCATCTACAATTTCAATCTCTAGTTCTTCACTGTCGCCAACGGCAATTTCAAGTTCGTCGTCTTCGTATGCGTCTGCCATAAATCACCTTTTAGTAAGCGCGGTTGATGCCGCGAGGATCAGATACTGTGCCTTCAATCATATCGTCGTTTACCATGATGAACTCCTTTCCATTCACAGAAAACCTAGAGCCACGATACGCGCCGATCAGCACGAAGTCGCCTTCTTTACACCACGGGCCAGTAGGGAATTTCTCCTCATCCAGATAAGCCATAGGCCCAACTTTCAGAACGAACCCTACAACTGCACCGGCTTCTTCCTTTTTAAGAAACTCATGTGGTTTTATAATCCCACCCTCAGACTTTTCCTCAATTTCAGGCTTGACTACGAGGATTTTATACCCCACAGGGTCTGGCAGTTGGGCGGCCAATTTGTCGCTTGTTGCCTTCGTCTTTTCTACATCAATGTTAGCTACAGACATTACATATCCTCTTCAAGTTTTTGCAGGTCTAGTGCACGTTCCCTAGCCAGAGTTAGACCCGTAATCACTCCAGCCAAATACTTATACGCAGGAAAGTCTGCGACTTCCCCGTATGCGATGATCTCACTTCTCGTATCAACCATCTCTTGTAACTCGTCGCGCAATATATCTAATGCGGTTTTCATTCGTCTTCCTCAGTCATAGCAGCTATAAACTCGGGGGTGCCTATTAAGTGTAACTTGCGCTCGAACTCATAAAGCATGTTCAACTCGTAGTCTATAGCATAGCGAGTGATGAAATTAAGCACTCGTGCTGATAGCGTAGCGTTGGTCTCCACAGCCCTGTAGTACGGAATACCGTTGACCTCGTGCGAGTAGCAGATAAGATTCGATATGTCAGGCCGCATCCACAACGGGAACGCCTCATCCATCAAGTACGCACACTTAAAGCCTTGGCATGGGTCATAGGGGCGTTTGTCATACACCCCGCATCCCGTCGGGCACACGTATGGGCATCCTTGCCCATTCTTCATCTCGTTCCCAAACACCGTGGTGTTCAGCCAGCCCTCGCAGCACTGAGTACAAGTACCGCATTCTCTAACTAAGGGCGATTCGACAATTTCTTCTGTGTCCATAGTTTACTGTTGTGGGTATGGTTGATAGCCGGGGGGTTGTTGAGCCTGCTCCTGTGGTTGCTCTTGAGGCTGCTCTTGGGGTTGAGCCTGCTGCGCTGCGTAGTCTGACTGAATGTGCTCATTCACTATGTCTGTAGCTTTCATCAGTACATCCAGCTTGGTGTCCTCGCCTTGCAGCAGAAGCTTCGCCTCGTTGTTAATCATCGCAATCTCCTTGGCATTTTCGAGCTTCTTGAACTCGATCTCCTTCTTGTCCGTCAGCTCCCTTTCTTTCAGCTCAAGTTCTTTCTGTTGCAACTGCATAACAGGGTCTTGGGCCGCCGCAGCATTCTCTTGCTGTTGCTGCTCTGCTTGGTTAGTCTGCAAGAGTTGTTTCGCGGCCTCAGCTACCAGCTTGGCTAGCTGCGCTTCTACACCCGGATCAAGTTTCTCATCAGGTGGCGGCATAGCGATACCAAGCTGAGTCTCAATTCCTCTTCTGTACTGGAACCCGAGGTGCTCCATAATGTGAGCGCTCATAGCCGATTGTATAGCCCCCGCGTTCGGGTCTTGCCCAATTACGGCCATAATCTTCGGGTCTTGCATCATGGACTGGTGTACAGACAAATGCGCGTCGTGATCCTGCTCTATAAAGGCTTTCGCTGGCTTTCCTTTCAAAATCGCCATGTTCTCAGTAACAGGGTCGGTCGGGCGCATGTCATCTTCAACCTTCACGATTTTGTCTGCGTCCTTAATACCCATAACTTCAAGCATCTGCCTATGCAGCAAAGGCAGGTCATATATCTGAGGCGACTGCTGGGCAAGCTGAATAGCTGCCTGATACTGAATGATCCTCTGCGCCATCGTGCTAGCGTTCGGGTCGGACACCGGAATGATGTCGACCTTGTCGTAGTCTTCCTTCTTGGCGGTGCGCTTCGCGTCGTAGTTGGGGTCGTAGTCGTATGCCGGGGCTGTGTAGTCTTTTATCAGTGCCGCGATGAGCTTGAACTCCTGCTCCATCGACGAGTGCACCCGCGCCTGTACCGCTGACATGACCTTCAACGTGCGCTCTAGGATAGCCAGCGTGGTTCCCACTGGCGCTTCGCCGTTCATGCCGTCCAGCTTAACATCAGCTACCGCTGCTAGCCTGCGCCCTTCTTCGACTACGTTCTGTAGCAGTGTGAACAGGGTTTGGCTCGGCTCTTTATAGGGAAGGGGCAGGATATTATCCTTGATGTTGGCGCTTGGAACATCAACATCTCTCCATTCTCCCGGCATGATGGGTGTGTCATCGCCTTTGATTCGGAGACCCCTAGACTTTAGGCCACCCGGAAGATTACTCAGGGTGCCTGCATCAATCAACTGACGCACAATAGACGTTGCGCTCTTCGCAAACCCACCTATCAGGTGGATCAAACCGTATCCGTAAGCCCCAAAGCCCGGTATGTAGGTGTATTGCACGAAGTGCTGTTTGGCTTGCTTGGTTGTATCCTGCTCGTCCCAGTTACGGCGAATAGACAGAATCTCCTGAGACCCCTTCTCGATAGTCACCACATAAGGCAGTGCTATGCCCGTAGGCTCTCCGGTCTCCTCGTCGATGTCCTCGTACCCTTCTAGGTCAAGCTCAACCAGCATCTCCAACAATTTGTAGCGCGTGTCGTACGTCGCTTTGTACCCGTCGGCCTCGTCCTTGCGCTCTTGTACGTCGTCAAGGTCTTTGTTCGGCTCACCGAGGTCTATATCCCTGTAAAAGCCTGCATATTGCAGCTTTTTGATGTCATTTTTGGTCTTCCGCATGACATGCGTAATGCGCTCTGCGGTACGCGCATCCGACGCTCCGTAGGGTATTACAAGGTCTTCAGCCGGTACAAACATAGAAACTTGACGCTCTAAGGCCGGATCGAAGTAGACCTTCTTGAACGCTGCACCTGCAAGGGCCAGAGACCACAGCATTTTCTCATGCTCAGGCCGAAACTCCTGCATTTTCTCGGTTAGCTGGTAGTTCATATCCTCTACCACCCGCGCCGCTGCTTCCTGAGTCTCCTTGTCGTCCTTTCCAATGATCTTAGCCTTGACCGGCCCCTGTGCAGGGAAGGTTTCTGAAATCATCTCACTCTGGAACCGGATAGCCGCTTCCGTCAGCATGGGGTGGTACACGCCACACGCGCCGTTCCACGGCTCGGTACGATCTTCAATCTTCAGCCCAAGCAGGTCAAGCCCATCAATATAGGTCTCTTCCCATTCTCTACGGGCATTCTTGTCATTGTCGAAGTCGTCCAGCAGATCAGACGTTAGCTCTGACAGTGCAGAACCATCCATGTACTCCGCCAAGTTAGCGTCGAAGCTAGGCTCCTTCTCAATCTCTACGTCGATTTCTTCTATTGTCTCGCCATCTTCAGGGCCAAAGACAACCTCAATGGGTTGTTCCTCATCGTATGTATCGAACGGAGACTGAGGCTGTAGCGCTTTATCTATGCTGGAGGGTGTTGCCATTTAGGTTCCTTATCGTAGGGTTTCTAGCAGTTTCTCGATGTAATGCAGTGCCTTCTCGTAATCCTGTCGGGCTGGATTATCCGTCTTAGCTCCTGCTCGCATGAGGTATTTTATAGCATTTCCCCTGTAAAATCCGATAGCTTCGGCATGAGGCAGCGTATCTATCACATCCCACGGCTGAATGGATTTGGTTTTGTAGTGGTCGCCGCCTACCTGCCGAGCGAGGTCTTTTTGTTCTTGAATTTTTTGCTTTGGTGGTACTTGCGGTGGGCCGTACAGCTTTTCTAGGTCGCGTAGGTTCTTCGCGGTAGCATTTCGCACTACCTGCGCGTGCACCTCATTCGATGACTTCGCTTCATCTCTTTCTTTGAAGATCGCTTGAAACTCTTCTAGTGTCATTTTGTGTTTACTCATCGTTTGTTTTCTTGTGGGTTTTGTGGGTTTTTGCTTTAGTAGTAGGCTGCTCGTTTGCCTTTGTACATCCAGTCATCTTCGTGGTCATTCTTATCATGCTGCGTTCCAACGAATCCGCCAGCACGAAACCTAGACAGAGCAAGAGAAACGCAATCCACAAAGTCATCATAACGACCGGACGGGAATGATGCGACTTCATCTATCAGCTCGTCTGCCCAGCGCTTGTTCGGTGCCCATACTTTACCTGATGCAAAAATATCTGAGATTGCGTTAAGTCTTGTTATCTTGTCATTACCCCTAGAGGGTGTGTACTCCTGCACGGGGATTCCCATTCTACGCAGCTCGGCTATCAGCGGAGCACCGCTGGCCTTCTTCTCAATAATAACACTATCAGGCTCCCACTCCTTGTACATGTCGAGCGTTTCGGCCTTCAGTTCAGGAAACTCCAGCTTGTCTCTCCAAGCATTCAGCAAAATGACATTCGGCTGGTTGTCATCTTCAGGGTTCTCCCATATCCCGAAAAACACCGCAGCACTGTAGTCAGCACTCTTTTTAGCTTCAAACGCGGTGTCCATAGCCATAATAATATACGTCAGAATAGGAGGGTCTTTCCTATCCCACATCTGCCAATCTGACCTCTTTATTATAGCGTTTTCGTCACTTGTTGGGTCTTGTTGGTACTGTGCCTGCCATTTACCTGTCGGGAGTTCTGCACGGATGGCCTCCAGCATCTCTTTTGACCAATACTCAGGCCATAGGGGGTTGCCAGACGGCAGGATGGCGGGAAACTCAAACACCTCCCACTGATCCGCACCCTCTCGCTGGCTAGCTGTTTCAAGAATCTGCCCTGTAAGATCGCGGAGACTCCATCGAGTCTGAACAACGATTATCGCCCCGCCCGGTTGGAGTCGCTGCCGTGGGCCTGTAGTGAACCACTCATATACCTTATCGTATATTCCGGGGTTAAATTGCGCTTGGAGTGCTTCATTTTCTGTATGTGGGTCGTCAATAACCACAACGTCAGCACCGCGACCAGCAAGAGCAGCCCCGACGCCTGTAGCATAGTAGTCGCCACCGTAGTTGGTATTCCATCGTCCTGCCGCTTTTGAGTCTGATCTGAGTTCGACATCGGGGAAAATCTCTCTATATTCCTCTGTTTCCAGCAGGTTTCGCACCTTTCTACCAAAGCCTTCCGCCAGCTCAGCCGTGTTGCTGATCTGCATTATCTTCTTCTTTGGATATTTGCCCAAGAACCATGCAGGGAACAGAAACGACGCAAACTCTGATTTTGTATGCCGTGGCGCTAGGTTGATAATGATTCGGCGCTTTTCCCCCTTAGCTACTGCCTCGAACAACTTAGCGATTCTACGGTGATGAGCACCGGATATGAAGTCAGGCCACTGAGATCGCACGAAAGATAGAAAATCCTCCTGTGCATCCTCTCTCTTTTTCCTTCTAGTAAGCTCACCTACGAGCTTCTCTATCTTGATCCTATCCGCTGGGCTAGCGCGTAGTAGCGCCTTTTGAAGCACCTCTGGGGTTATCTCCCCGGTTGCTTTGCTATTCTCCTCGCCTGCTTCGCCATTCTCCGCATCACTCATCTTCCCACTCTCCTTCTATCACTTTCTCCTCAGCCTTGTTTGTTAGCTTCTGGATAGTCTGTAATAGCTCGGCTTCTATTTCGAGTGTTGTGCGGTTGTTGATATTTATTTCCTGCACATCGCTATGCAGTCCAACCATTGAGGTCTTTGCTAGTGCATCTAGGGCGGGCTTTGATACTTTTGGGTCTATGTCGTTTGCCTGCTCGAAGTATTTCTTCATCACAAAGTTCTGCCACTGCTCCTTTGTGACAGGCATTGCGCCTTCGTATCTTTGCAGGGCGTTTTGAAGAGACTTCAGTGCAGGGGCACTGGGGGCGGAGTGAATTATTACTTCCTGCTTTTCTGGTGACGCCTTTATCTCCTCTATAGCCGTCTTTATCCATGCACTCTCCGCCCTTTTAAGCGGGCGAGTCTCGTCCTCAAGGAACAATGCAGGGTCAGGCATCCCCTCTACAGGGAGAATAACAGGAAAATCGTACAGAGTATCGGCTAGGTCATCCATAGCATAAGCAGGTATAAAACCAGAAATCGGAGAGTAGCGCGGGTAAAGTCCAATGTCAATAGGGTTGTAAATTTTTATATGAAAAATTTTTTGGGGCTGTTTTTTAAGCAGTGGGGGGGTGTTTTGGG